GCCGTAGCAGTTACACCATCAAGAATATTCAACTCTGCAGCAGTAGATGTCACACCGTCTAGTATGTTTAATTCTGCAGCAGTAGATGTAACTCCATCAAGAATGTTTAACTCTGCTGCTGTAGAAGTAACACCGTCTAGTATATTAAGTTCTGCTGCTGTAGCGGTAACGCCATCTAGTATATTAAGTTCTGCAACAGTTGAAGTAATACCTAGACGTGTTTGGTCTGCAGGTACAGTCATAAAAATATTCTTAGTACCAGCGCTAAAGTTTACTGCGCTAGTTCCATTAGAACCTGCTAAAACAGTAGTACGAGTGAGAGTGTTGCCAGTATTCCACGTACCTATACCTGTCTCCCACTCGTCTGTGCCTGATGTTGTGTGTGCAATGGCATAATAAGTCGTGTCACCATTAGACATACACGATTGAAACGTATCAAAGGTAGCAGACGAACCACCCAAAGCATAAGCTCCTGTACCTGTGGTTGTTGTGTCCTCTTTTATACGATCTTTTGTAATTAGTGCCATTTTGTTCTACCTTTAGGCTATGCGGATAACAGCGTTGGAAGCATCTGCTGTTGGAAATACAATAGTAAAATCACCGCTTGTTGCACTAACAGTACCACCGAAGTCAAAGACTGCGATAGCTTTGTTGCTTGCAGAAGAGTTGTATATGATACAGCCTCTTGCAGAAAGGGTTAGGTTTGAGAAAACTTCATCAGTAAAGTCTACGATGGCAGTAGTTCCTGATAGTGATATTGCAGCACCATCAAGGTTTTGTCCACCTGCTGAGTAGTTTGTGCCAGTCGCTTCGTCTGAGTTACCTGTAACGTCAGAATAGTTTGCAGTTGCTGCACCATAAGTGCCTGACATCGAAGGTTTAATTAGAGCTACTTTTAAAGTATGGGTGTCTAAATCGTGAACACCTCCAAGAAGCTCTTGCTTGAAGCTGCTGCACATTGCCGTTGTGATTGCCATTTGGAAATGTCCTTATAATAGGTTAAAGATGCACAAAGAGGCCAGCAATTAGCCAGCCTCTAAGTTTAATTTTATTAAGCAACGTTGTAGATAGCTGACACCAATCCTTCAGGGCGTAGAATTTTACGTCCATAGAGGTGCATACCACGTACAATGTCTGCGAAAGAATCTGGATCTCTGTAGTTCTCAACTTTGTTGATCTGCTCTGCAGTAGCTACAGCTTCTTCCTGACCAGCTAAGATCACACCGTAGTGTGCGTCTTGCGCTAGTGCGCCAGCATGAGTTGGTCCATTGCCTTTAGCAGGTAGGTTGTTTGAAACGTACATTTTGAAACCATGAATGTTTCCTGCAACCAATCCGTTTTGTAGGCCTGATCCACCGAAGTCTGCGTTGAGAAGACGTGAATCTTCATCTTTTAGCAGTTCCATGAATACTGGATCAACAACTAAGTAGCGTCCACGTGAATCAACATTTGCTGTATCCATTGTACGTGCCATACGTGCGATGACTGTTAATGGTGATACAGTAATTGCTGATAGTGAAGTTGCACCAGGCAAACGTGTTGCTAGTGGAATAGAGTCACCAGTAGCGTATGCTGTAGATGCAGCGTCTGCTGAACCTAATGCGCCCATGTCAGTAGCATCTAGTTGGTTAGCTTTTAAAAATTCACCGTTGATGTTACCCCCTGTTGGGTGCTGTGCAGTACCAGATACAGATGTAATTAATGCACCTGCTGCTGAGTAACCTGACATGTAAGATAGAACGTCAGCGTCAATAGAGTCAGCCATTTTATATGCTGCTCTGTCTGCTGCCAGACTTACGAAATCAATGTGCGAAAACTGCTCTTCGATGTCATCCATTTTGAAAGCAAAGTAGTTAGCTTTGTCGATGGTTAACTGGAAGTCAGTGTCATCTAGTTTCTCAACAGAAATACTTGTGTGACGCTGTAGAGCGTTAACAGTTACGTCTGGTTCTTTTTGGATGCGTACAACGTCACCCTGATTTGCGATCTCACCAAAGTATGAGTTGTTGGTGATAGCGCTGACAACAGATGACTTTCGTAAAGCAATCTGTGCCTGTTTGGAGTACATGATTGGGCTAAAGTTAGCGTCAAAGCCTCCACTTGCTGATGTAATAGCCATAATTAAAATCTCCTTATAGATATGGCGTGGGTTTAGTACACTACATATCCACCTTGAAGAGGCTCTTCGTATTAGGGTAGTCAGCTATGCTTTGAGAATGCGCTTTCTCTTTGCGCTGGGCCTGTACTAGGAGGTAAGTCTTTTGTGTGGCTAGTGCTTGATTAAGCATACACACTTTAATTGTTGTGTATATACTATAGTTTTATCTACAATAGTTTGATTGTCAACTACTTTCTTGATATATCGTAAATAAATCTTCTATTACGTTGAGCGTCTAATATTTCTTCTTGTCGCTTCTCGTATTCTTTAATAGACATTGCAGCTACCTCTGACTCACGAATATATTTACTTGCTTCGTCTGCCTCTGGTGCTGATGTACCTTTTGTTTTAACTGAAGATGCTGCTGCTTTTTCTGCAGTGTTCTTCTTTTTAGTAGTGATACCTTTGTCTATCTTATATAAGTCAAGAACTCTAGACACAGACTTTGCATCATCTACATTTTCATATAAAGCATCTTGTACCCACTTAGGCTGTTCTTTTGCCCAGTTATGAAATTTATCATCTTCACGTATTTCAATAAAATCAGGGTGCATATTAATTAGTTCTGCTTCTGCTTTTTCTTTCTTAGCTGTAATGCGTAGTTCTTCAAACTCAGCCATACGTTTTTCTAAATCAGTAGCAGTAGCTTTAGACTTTTTATCTGCGATGGTTTCTATGATAGCTGCGACATCAGGATACTCTTTTGACCAAGCTTCAAGTTCTTCATCAGTCTTAGGTAGTACAAGTTCTTGATTAGCGGCCTTAGATAGTTGTGCCTGTAGTGCTTCTATCTTTGCGTTGAACTCTTCTTCTTTTTTCTGAGAGTGTCTACGTAAATCGCCATAACGTTTCTTGAAGTTCTTTTCTTCAGCACCTAATTCACTGTCATCTTCTTCTTGTGCTTTGGCTTCTGGTTTTTCTTTTTGTTTGGTATCACTCTCTGCCTGTACTGGTTCAGCTTCAGGCTTCTCGCTACTGGATTTATCTTCAGTACTTTCTTCATCTGTTATACCTAGTGCTTCTTTTTTTAAAGCTAAAAGCTCTTCTTCATCTTTCTTGATGCGCTCTTCATTACTTAAGTATCCACCCTGACCCATCATTACTCTTGGGATTTTAGGTTTTACCATAGGGTTTGGTTTTGCTGGTTCGCTTGTAGCCATTTGTTTTCTCCTTGTGTTGGGGTCAGCCGAAGCCGAGTGGCCTTATAGTTATTTGGATTTTTTCTTTTTCTTACTAGTTTTTTTAGGTTTATCTACTAATCCACCTTTTTCAAAACCTCTCTGTACGCCTCTTTCCATGTCTCTTATGACACTCTCTGTTCTTTGTACAGCAGCAGGATTTTCAGCAATAGATTTAGACTTAGAAGGATCTTTTCTAAATGCTTCAAAGGTTTGTCTAGCACTTCTACCTGCATCTCTAGTGCGATCTCTTTGTTGTTGGATTTGTTGTGTAGGAGTTGGTTGAGTTAATTCATCTAAAGTGTAGGAAGTTCCCGGAACAAGCGGTACAGTTTCTACTTCTGGTTGTGGATCAGCACCAAGCGTAACTGGCTCTACAGTAGCTTCTTTATCGTCAGTATCCATCATTGGTTCAGTAACATGTGGACTGGTAACTTCAGGAGTATAAGGTTCTGCTATGCCTTGATCTGGTGCTAGTGTTGGATCACTAAAGTCTACAGCAGGAATGTCTGGACTTGGTATCTGAGAATATTCTTTCTCAAATGCTTTACCTGTAAGTCTATCTAATAAGCTAGGCTTTTCTCTTTCTGCAATCTCTAGCATATTAGTGTAACGCATCTTGTCTACTTCTGAAGTGTCAGGAGATTCTAATCTACGTTCTATTTCTGCTTTAGTTTTCCTAGAAGTATCCCACATAGCAGCCCTTACAGCTAGTGCCATGATTGGGTTAATTGCACTTGCAGCAGCAAGAATACCTTTTTGTTTTATGCTTCCTTGGTCTTCTAGCATATCTCTTAGTTCTTCAAGGGATAATTCTTGATAATTTACTGGCTCTAAATCAGATGCTTGATTAAGACGTATTGATTGGTCACCTCCACCGGGATCATCTCTGCGTCCAGATGAAACAGGAGCAGTCGCCCCAGCATAACTACCACCACCTGTCATAGCTCTTACTGTATCTACATTGTAAGATGAATCTACATCAGGAGTAACAGTTTCGGATACAGGATAGTAACCATCTGGAATAGGTGTTAGTGGTACACCATCCTGAAACATAATTATAATCTTTTGTCCTTGGTCATTCATGTACTCACGTGCTTGTATGCCACTATAGTCCAACTCACCAAAGCCTCCCTTCTGGTCATAGAAAGGTTCTTCTACCATGCCACCTTCGTCAAAGCCTAGACCTTCCATAAAACGTTCAGCAAAGCTTTTATCAGCATAACGAACTGAGTATGTTTCCTGTTCTTCTCTTTGTCTAGCTGCATCTTCTTCTATCGTTGGTGCTTTTTTTCTTTTCTCTCTTCTAGGTGTGACTTCATATTCTTTATCGTAGTCACCACCAAAGTTTATTTGTTCTGCAATAGATGGACCTTCAGCATCATCAGATGTAGGAGGTTTTGATTCTAGTCTAACTCTTTCAAGACGTTTAGCTCTAGATTCACTTGCACTGTCATCATCTCTAAAAAGTTTTGCAAACTGTTGTTGTATAGCTTCAAATCTATTTTTTGGTTTATCTTTTCTGGCTTGAACTCTGGCAGATATAGCTGCAGGGGTGTAGCTAGTTCTACTTGGACGATCATCATCTCTTCTAAAAGAAGCCATAATTTGATCATGTGTTTTTTGTGCATTACGACTTGGATTTCGTTTTGCTGCTTGGGCAAAAGATTTTTTAGCAGCAGATGTTTGATAGTCTCTCATAGATGTACCGCCTCTGTACATTTCAACAGGCTCTTCTTCCATACCTTCATCTGGTACTATCATAATTTCTAGATCAGCAAACTCTAGTCCTATGTCATTATCATCGTCCATAGGCGCACCACCTATGCGTCCATCTTGTGCCATCTCAGCGTAGCCCATCTTAGCTTCAGCACGTAAGTCTTCAAAAAGTTTTACACCATGAAAGTTTACTACGTCAGCAGGTACAACTATCTCACCTTCACTTAACATAGCAGGTACATCATCACGCACATTCTCTGCAGTTGCGCCCATTGGTATATCATTACCTGATACAGGATCTACTGCTACGGTATTATCAGGTACTTTACCAAAGTTCATTTCCATTTGTTCTTCAAGCGCCATTTACTGTCTCCTTCAGTAACTTGAGTTTTCTGAGTACATCTATAGCACCCTGTTGTCTGTACATTGTGACAGAATCATTTGCTGACTCTAATGCACGTTGTCTCATATAGATTAGATCATCTAAGTGTTGTTGAAATTGTTCGTAACATTCTTTATCATTGACCAACTGCTTGAGGTGCATTTCCTGTGAATCCTTGTTCTTCAGGTAAAGGTGCTGTTCCTATACCTACTTGTGATCCTCCACCTCCTGATGTGTCAGCTACACTTTGTACTCCTTGACCTTCTGGCCCTGCTGGTTGTGGTGCAGGTGCTTGAAAGGCTTTTAGTATCTCAGCTTGTATAGCTGCATCTCCCATAGAGTTGGTAACCTTATCAGGGTCTAAGTCCATACTCTTCGCTATCTCACGTATAATATAATCCATTTTTGCAAAAGGTGCAAGTACTGGATTCTGTGCAACTTGTAAGAACTGCATCAAGCGCTGGCTGCGTACTTCGTTAGCCATCAAGCTTTCTGTACCAGATGCACTTACCTCTAAGTCACCCTTTATGTTTTCATCAAAGTCAAACTGCATGTTGAATGCAAAGAATGCTTTACCTAAAGGACGGATAAGATAATCATCCACATTTTTAACAACGGTCCGAATACTACCATTAGCAGCAGACATAAGCATAGAGATTCCAGAAGCAGTACGCCCCACTCCCGAAACTCCTGTTTGACCATGTGCAAAAGATGGGAATCCAGTAGACTCATCTGCTAAAACCCTCGCTTTATCAAATAGTTGCATGTTTTCACCAGCTACGTTTGGAAACTTTGTACCAAAAATAGCCTGACCTGGAGCGCCACCTTGACGTCTAAAAACTTTTCCGGGATAAACAGACATGTCTTGGCCGGGAACTAGGTTAGTTTCATCTACTTCTATAATAAGATTACCAGATAGTGCGGCATTGTCAATAGCCATACGCATAAAGCCATTCATCAATGTCTGTGTATCGTCCATGTTTTCAGCAATACCAACGCCAAAGAATGAGTATGGGTTATGCTCATACGGTACAGCGTAGTAAGGAATACGTGTAGGCTTGAATGGGTTTAGTACAAACCGTAGTACTTCACCATTACATGTCCAAATATTACAATTAACTTCATCTAAGTCTGACATCTCACTGGGTATATCAACACCGTGTTCTTCTAATATTTTTGTATCAACAAAACCCCAGAACTCTAATACTTCCCAACGCTCTGATGTTGGTTGTGTATCATCGTCCTCCATTGTCATTTCCCAGTACTTCTGTGTGTAATCTGGTCCTGCATCTATAGCTTTTTGTACAGCATCATCCATAAAGTATGGACGTGACTTTAGCGCACGAAGTTGTGTGCGTGACATCTTATGTCTTTGTACAGTATATTCAGCATCATCCATAGACTTTGCTTCAGGGTCAGGATAAAAATCCCAAACACTTACGTGATTACATTCAGGCACAGTCTTAATAAGAGGATCATAGTTACCATCTTCACCCCAGTTAGGGTACTCTTTATCTACAGCAAATGGGCCTTTCATAATACCTGTACCCATCAGTGCCATTTCAAATGCCATACTTCTTAGGTGTGTATTAGCCCCACTTTCCTGTAGCTGATCGTGTATTTTCTTTTCCATCTGCTTAGCTGCAACCATTGCAGGATGGAATGACACAGTAGTACCTGTAGTTCCGTCACCCTCTACTATTTTTTCTGATACAGGCTCTAACTTATTTTCTAGTCCTGCTAACCTAGCTTGTAGGCTTTGTAAAGTTTCACCCGGCTGTAGTTCTGTATCACCATCTATTAAATAAGGGCGTGGTGGTGTAGAACCCATAGCACTACTTAATGCCTGTCCTCCTGCCTCTGCAGCAGGGTCTATGTTTATATGTACAGACTCAGCTACACCATCTGGCAGTACGGAAGGGTTTACTGATAGAGGAAACTTATTGTTACCAAATAGTACATCTACAATCTGTCCGTATGCTGCTAATGTTTTTGTCTTTGTTACTTTTACAAATACACGTGACTTTTCTGTATCTGTAAACTGAACGTCTGCTCCATACAAACCACGATAGTTACGGTATGCCTTTAGCCACCTTTGTTCATCTGCGTAGCGATGGTCTTCTGATCTTTTGTATCTTTCTCCTACAAATCCAACAACGCTAGATTTCTGTTCAAAGATACTGTCGAGGCCGCTTTCTGCAGCTACGACTTCATCTGTTTCAAACATTTCTTCTTGTTCTGCCATTCTTAATATCCAAATGTTGTGTCACTGGCTTGAAAACCTGTGCGCTGTTTTGCTGGGTTGTAATCCCATATACTGCTTCTTGGTCTAGTCATTATACCATAGCGTAAAGCATCATACAAGTGATCTTCTGCTTTGGTGTCTACATCTTCTGGATTCTTTTTGTCCAGTGGAATAGCTGGTATTTGTGCAATAGTATTTACACAGTTATCCATAAATGCTAACATAGGTTTTTCAGTAAAGTCATCTACCTTTAATCGTCTATGTATTTCGTTTTTACCTGCGATACGTGAGCCTCTTGAGCGATCAGAAGGACGCCAACGGCAACCCTTCATGTTCATCTGCTCTGCTAACGATGGCCCAGTATCGCCACGATTGTGCCACAAAGAACTATCAAGCACACCGTATCTCATACCACCGTCTTTTGCTTCTACTTCTAATATCATATCTGCTAGGTCAGAAGCGGTAACTTTAGAAACGTATAACTCCCTATATACTATAAGCTGTTCATCAGGAGCAACAGTAAACCAAAGAACCCCAGTGTAACTGCCATAACCGTAATCACACGCACGAAAACGTACCCACGAGTCAGGAATTTCAAAGTGTTCGATAACGTGGGTAGTTCTGTCAAATTCGGGAAAGGCTGCTCCTTCGTTAATATCCCAGTTTCCTTCGAGGAGTTGCTTCCTCTGATGCTCTGGTAGTGATAGGAGCATGGCCTCATAGTCGCCCTCTTCGGCAAGGTATGGGTTATCGAAGAGAGATGCAGGAATAAACCTACGCTTAAATAAAGGCTGGCCTTCCTTGCTGTGTCCTTTAGGAAAGGTAATTGTTTTATTTGATTCAATGTCTGTAGCCCAAAAAGACTTACCTGCAGGTGCAGGGTCTATAAACATTTTCTTTACCCAAGCATGTCCAGCACCACCTGGGTTTGTTGTAGCTCTCATGTAAAGTCCTAGTTCTTTACCGTAAGCGCTACGAAGACGTGACCTCATATAATCCCAAGCGTAAGGTGTAGGCCATTGAGTAAGTTCGTCAAATCCAATCCAGTTAAAAGCCTGTCCTTGGTAACGTGTGACATCGGTATCTTTATCCAGATACGACATCCATAATCTTCCACCTTTAGGGGAAATCCACTGAGACTTTCTCTCTGACCATTTAATGCCCGGAACTGCACGTGGATACAACTCCTGTGATTTCTGTATAAGTTCCCTTAGTTCTTCTGTTGTATGTCGTACAAGGAGTCCTGAGAAGTGTGGGTTATTCAGGCCGTGTAGTGGGTCTGCCAACATAGCATAAGACTTACCACCACCTGCTGCTCCACCGTACAACACTTCTCTCTCT